TAATTTTAATGTTTGGATTTTTAAAATTATTTAAAATTATAAGAGTAGCATCAGAATATAATCCATCTGTACTGCCTAAGATATTTGCATATTGTTGAAATTCTTCTGGTTTAGTTAGTGCTTTTAACCAGCTCCATGTTTCAAGATAAGATGATAAGTTTTCGTCAACAGCAACAGTCATATACAAATCGTCATATGTTAACTTATCACCATGTCTATATGTATTTTTAAATGGTGTTATTTGTTCTGTATAACCAGATGAGATTGCAGGAATATTAACCGACTGAATATAATATTGAACCGTTGGCATACGGTCAATTACAAATTGAAACTCAACTGGTGATAAGAAACTTTGTCCTTGCATGTTATTACCTCAACAATATTTGTTAATAGTATTTATATGCATAAAAAAAGGGGGCTATGAAAGCCCCCTTTGAGTGCGTCTGGTTGACCCAGCTTCTTATTATAGAAGGTTGCTGATAGCAGAACGTCTGTAGTAAACGTTTGTGTCATTAGCAATAGCCCCTGTTGCGCCACCACCAGGCATATCACCAAGCTTGCCACGAGCAAATGGGTTTGCGACCATGCCGTAACGAGTCTTGAAGCCTAGCTTAGACTGGAAGCTGTTCTCGCCTACTGCACGAACCATTTGTAATGGTACGTATGGGCAATAGAAAAGACCAGCGTCAAAGGCGTTAGAACCTTTATAACCGACTACCATATAGTTTGCACCAGCATATGGATCGATATACACTCTGAAGCGACCGTTAAGTACACCTACGAAAGTGTTACCTGTGTCATCGGGTTGTAAGTTGTTAGAGTTAAGTGCAGGTGTGTAATCCAATACACCAGCCATTTGCAATGCAGAAGCTACGTCTGAGGAGCAAAGGATGATGTTACCTTTCCCTCTACGTGTTGCTTTTGCGATTGAGTTGGCTTCACGCTCAATTTGGAACATAAGTCCCTTGAACTTCTCAACTGACCAACGACCATTGGCATCAACATCAAGGTTGAATGTGCCTGGTGATGCAGTAGCAGAAGATCCTGGAACAGCTGATTTAAAGACAGTTCTTACAACTTCACGGTTGATCTCAGCAAGCAATTCTGCAGAAAGCATATTTGCAAGCTCAGTTTCTGCATCAAGACCATGAATTGCTTTCAAGTCTTGTGCAAGTTCAGTTGTATATTCTGCTTTAAGTGCTCTTGACTTAGCTTCAACAGATACTTTGTCAATTTGGAATGACATTTCGCCGAAGTCGCTGCCGCCTGATGAGCCCAATTGTTCAGCAGCAGATGTTGCCATACCTACACCAGTTGTCTCTGAACCAGCACCAAGACCATTAGCATGTGTACCTGTACCTGAGAAGTCTGTATCGGCTTCATCAAAGAATGCTTCTGTCTTAATGGTGTTGTTAGCAGAGCTAACGTAGTTTGATCTCATTGCAAAGATAAGACCTGTTGGTCCAGTCATTGGCTGAACGCCAGCGATATCATATGCAATTAAGTTTGGCATTGCTCTACGAACCAATGAAATTAACACTGGGTCATAGTTTTGAACGTTGCCTGTGTGATTGACAGGACCAACTTCTGCTTCAGTCAATGACTGAGGAGAATATGATTGCCCTTCACGTAAGGCAGTTTCTGTGTTTTCTAGAACAGTTGCAGTAACAGCCATTCTATGCGGATCACTGATGCCAGGGAGAGCTTCATGCTCCAGGACTGGCTTCCATTTTTTAAGTAGTTCTTCATTTCTCATTTGATTTCTCCTTTTCGAGATTTTATCTACTATTATTTATAAAATCTTTATTTTACAAAGCGTCCAAGAGCTTTAGCGTAGTAGTCTACTGACGGATCTACGATTTCAGTTTGAGCATCCTCTGTTTGCTCTTCTTCTGTAGATTCCTCAAGGAACTCTGTCTCATCAGCAGGTGCCTCTTTACCTTCTGCGAAATAGTTTTCTTTGATTGCTTCTACCTTTTTGGCATAGTCATCCGTGGTTTCGAATGAAACGCCTTCCGAAAGCACTTTCAATTTCTCTGCCTGTGTGTCTGTTAGTCCTTCAGAAATCTCTTTGAAAGCGATCTGACGCTCAAGTGTCTCTTTTTCCTCACGTACAGCGATTAGTTGCTCCACTGTGTCATTATATTTTGCAGATGTTTCATCCATTTTAGTTTCAATTTCAGAAATATGATCTGCTTGTTCCTCATCGATATCGATGTTATGCTCTGAAACGAGTTGCTTAACTCCATCTAGAAGTGATTCTGCTACTTCAATTTTAAAGTTGCTTTCTACTTCGACTTTGTTAGACTCCATCCATTGCTCAACAACGTAATCTAAATATGTGTCTACCTTGCTTACTAAGTCATCAACTGCTGTTTCGACTTGTTCTGCAAGATCTGACTCAAACTTTTCTTCAAGTTCTGCTTTTTCAGCAATAACTTTCTGATGGACAGCAGCTTCAAACACTGCAATCGCTTTAGTTTTGAAATCTTCCGTAAGCTCTGTGCCCTCGAAAAGACCATCAATGGCTTCTTTCAATCCAGCATCATTGCTTCCTTGTGGTGTTTTGACAGATTTTTCAATTTTGTCTGCAGTAGCGTCAACCTTTTTCTTAACATCACCCTTACGTGCTTTAACTGCACCGCCAGCTGGTGTTACAGGATCTGCAGACATAGAATTTTCACCTGTCGCTTTGACTTCGTCAAGCTCTACGTCTTGAACTTCTAGGTTATCACTCATTTGACTTTCTCCTTTATTATACAGATAATTGTATCTAATTATTTATATTTTTACGATTTTGCAATACTATTAATGAACTTCTGAAAAAGATAACTAGCTTTCTCCTCAAGTTCTTCTTGAGAAATTTTAGCAGTTTCCTTAATCTCTTCTTCAATTTGGTCAAATGTATTTGCAACCGTCCAAGAACTTGAAGCAATATCGTAAACCCATTCTACACCTTCCATAACACCTTTTACAAAAGCGTTTGGTGCAGAAGGATCTGCTACAATATCACCTGCTGTCGCAAGCATAAAGTCATCTTGAACTTGCATAACTCCATTTTTGCCAGGTTTTAAAGTTCCCATCCCACGAGATGAAATACCTAATTGTCCACCCTCATCAATAATATTTTTAACAATTTTACCCATAGGTGTGTCCATTACTTTAGCACGACCTACTACATTTGAACCTTCTTGTTTTAATTGTGTAAACATATGCGAGACACGATCTAAGTTAATTGTAGGACCCGATGGGTGACCCAGTTCTCCAAACGCTCGGTTTTTTGATACAAATGCATCGTTATATCTTGCTGTTTCCTTCATTAAAACTTCACCGGGATACATTCTACCATTTCGGTTTGCAATGTCTCCTTGCATAATGATACCTTCGATAAAGTAATTCTTGCCTTTAGGATTACCTTCCTCATCAAGTATATCTTCAGCGATGTATTTTACATCTTCTGTTAATTCTTTAATTAAAAGTGACATTATTTGCCTCCAACTTTTGTCATTGCAAAGTCCATCATCTTCATAAACATACGCTCGTCCTTATTGATGGCATCTGCAAATTTTTTCTTGTTTTTGTCATTTAGTTTATCATAAACCTGTGTCATAGCAGAAGCAGTGAATAGGTCAACTTTTGTTTTACGACCGTTTGCGAATTTAATATCCGCTCTTGCTTTACGCTTTACAATTTTCTTTAAGTCCTCAATCACTCCTTCGTTGATTGTTTCTTCAGTTCTAACTGCATTAGGGCTTTTCTTTTCGCCAATTTTGAGTTCAGGTCTTTGTCTACGCATAACCTGTGTACCATCTGGCAATCTAACTTTGACCATTTTAACATCGGCTCTACGCTCGATATCTTCTTTAACAGATTCTTTCTTTGTAGCCATCAACTTATCATGGTTATCAATTGCATATTTATCTGCATCTGCCTTATTGTCAAACACTTTTGCAATAGTCCCATCTGCATTATATACACAATACTTGCCGTCTTTTTTCTTAACGTGATCCGTAGGATCCATTTCTTCACTGGTCATTGCTTTTTCTAAGTCGTCTGCTTGCTTACCATGAGTTGCAGAACCTTTTCTTAGATTTTTAATTAATTTCTTTACAAAAGGCTTATCTTTGTCATCTAATTTTTCGTCTATAGCCATTTTAGTTGCAGTAGCATACATAACAGCATCTGCTTTGTCACCATAACGATCTTCAAAACCTTTTTTGTCTTTTTTCATTGACTTAACGATTTTTTCACGTTTCTTCATTTGCTTTTCAGTCATTTTCTCTTTAATTGACTCTGCAGATTCCATAAGTCCATGTTTTTGTAAAACAGAGTATACTTTTTCTCTAGGAGAGGTATCCATTCTTTTGAGCTTTGTATTTAAATGTGCAAGTTTTTGACCTGCCTGAAGAATATTAATACGGGAAATTTGCCCGAGCATTACTGCAACATCGATGAAATCTTTTGAGTCGATTCCGCCTCGTTGTCCAGGTTTGTTTGCATACGCTTTAAGTTCTTTTTCAGCGGCTGCAAATGCTTTTGTATTAATACCTTCTCTTAAAAACATAACTCCTTATTCCTTGTCAGTTTCTTCATAAACTTCTTTATCTTCATCATCATGGTAAGAAGCTTTTTTTGTTTTATCTTTCTTGACATTCTTTGCAACAAACTGATCTTCTTTTGCTACAGGATGCTCTTTTTTGTCAATAACATGCTTATCGATGAAATTATTTTCATCTTCTGAGTTACGCCTTTCGAGCGTTTCTGCTGTAAATTGTTTAAA